ATGCGTAGAAAAAGAAAGCAAGAGCTATACAGAAAACAGGAACAGATAGATGCAGCTATTAACTTCGGTATTGGTATTGTTATTTTTATTATCGGTGGTGGTATCTTGTTCTGCGTTTTCTATTACCTCGGTAAATGGCAAGGTCGGTGGTAATGTGGGTACTTCTTTGGCTGCAAGTAATTAGCGGAACATTTGATCACTATCATATCTCTAGTCATTCAAGTGAAGAGGCATGCAAAGAAGGATTAAAAGAAGCTAAAGTTTTAGTTACAAATACAAATAGTAAAGTGGTCTGTATAAAAATTGAACGGTGACAATTGCAGAATGGAAGGGAAGATACATAATCTATGACGATAAAGGTTATGTAATAATTATAACTAGGGACAAACGAGTAGCTTACAAATACGCAAGGAAATATTATGGTAGCAATCACAGCTAATTATTTAGATGAACTAAAGATCTTACCGCGCCTGGCATTTTTATGTCAGATTGTTTTAACTTGGAAAGTATGTCTTTGGTTTATGACACTTGAAGATCCAACAACGCAACAGTCTGCATTTGTATCTTTAGTTACAGCTATGCTTTCTGCATCTTTTGCGTTATGGTTAGGCAAAGAAGCAAAGACAGATAGAGGTGGACACTATGCTCCAGACACTAATAGGTCCGATAACTGAACTAGCAGGAGGTTGGTTAAATGCCAAAACCCAAGCCCAACAAGCAAACGCGAAACTCAAACTCACCGAAGCCGAAGCCAAAGCAAAAATCCTTGTCTCCAAAGAAACCTCAGTCCAAGACTGGGAAAGGATTATGGCACAAGGTTCTCAGAATTCTTGGAAGGACGAGTGGTTAGTTTTATTATTCTCAATCCCATTGATCCTAGTGTTCACCGGTGAATGGGGTCGCACAGTCGTTGCAGAGGGGTTCACAGCACTAGAGCAGATGCCCGAGTGGTATCAGTATACTTTAGGTGTTATCGTAGCTAGTAGCTTTGCAGTGCGTTCTGCTACAAAATTTTTCGCTAGAAAGTAAAATTTAAGCCGTTTTAAAATTCATAAAGGAAGTCTTATGTCTTACAAATTATCAGAAAGATCAATGTCAAAACTTCAAGGTGTCGATCCGAGAATGCAGGACGTTGTAAAGGACGCTATCACTCTCACCAAAGTAGACTTCGGAGTGATATGCGGAATGAGAACTGAGGATGAACAACGAGAGTTGGTTGCCAAAGGCGCAAGTAAAACAATGAAGTCAAAACATTTAGATGGATTGGCTGTTGATCTTATGGCATACATTGGTTCTCGGGCAAGTTGGGAACTAAATCTTTATGATGATATTGCTGATGCAATGGCTGAGGCAGCAAGAAATAATAACGTAAAGATTAGGTGGGGCGCAGCTTGGCATGTAGATTCAATAGCTGATTGGGATTTTACTATGCAAGATGCAATGAATTCTTATGTAGATTTAAGAAGGGCGCAAGGGCGCAGACCATTTATTGATGGTCCACACTTTGAACTTATGGTCTAGGCATTGGTTTAATATAATCTTTTGAAACTACATCTGTACCTTTACACCGAATGGCAACATGCTTTCCATATGGCTCAAGTATTTCGGACATGTGATCTAAGCTATATGAACATTGTTCAAAGCTAGGCAAAAGTATACTTGTTTTTATTTCTTCTCCCTGAACAAAATAGCTTATCATCATAAAAGTAAAATATGTTTTAATCATTGTAATTTTTTCTCCGATTAATTAAAAATTTATAGAGGGAGACATTTCGTTTTGTTTCCCTCACGAAAGCCACGGTGGATTTTTTAAAGTTATTTTTCTTTCATGCTTATAACATGGTTGAGTGCTGTGATTAGTCTTTCCTTTTTGATATGCGCGTAGAAAAGATATTCCATTATCATATGCAAATTTTCTAAGCTTATCTTTGGTCATACCAATTCTAGCAGCAGCTTGATTGACTGTCATTGTCTCGCTGAATTGCATTACAAGAGCAATCAATTCTCTACGATGTCGCTCTTTCATTTCGGGATATGTTTCTATTAATTCTTTCATATTTCTCTCCTAAAAAGCCCCCCCATTTCTGGGGGGTAGTTGCTCAAGAGTGTAAGGATGGAGAAGAAAACTTACACTGCATTGAGTATCAGAATGGTATTTCATCATCCATATCATTTGGCTGTTGATTTGTGTCTTGTTGCTGTTGCTGTTGTGGTTCTTCTGGCTTTGGTCGTGCTTCACTCACTCGCATTTGAAGCATTGGCTTGTCAAACTTTGTAAGTGCTTTCCAACCTGCAAGTCTCTTGTCGAATATCTCCCCTGTTAGGTCAGGACTTTTCTCGTCTTTCTTTTCTGCATCAAAGAGCACTCCAACTTTTTGATAAATATTAAATATAACCTTACCACTTTTTAGTTGGTCGCGTATGATATTTACCTTTAGTTGCTGTCCATCAATATCTAATTCACCTTGTAAAAAATATTGCTGATTGTCGAAAGGTGTAAAAGCTACACCCCTATTTCGATTGTCGTATTCTTTTTTTTCCTCAGACATTTCCCCAAATATCCTTTTCCTGCTTTGAATTTTCAGTTGAATTTTTCGTTTCTTGCTTGCCAACACCTGATGCTTTGTTAGCATCGTCATCATCCTTTTTTTCTGGTTCAATACCTGCCAGAGTAAGGATGCCATATCTTTTTGCATAGGTTATTGCAGAACCAACGCCCTGCATATTGTCTCTTTCTAAGACAAGATAAACCTTTGTTGATAATTCTTGACCACTGCCATGAATAAACTTTGTCTCAGTATAGTCACCAAGTTCATCACGATTGTTTGATTGTAATAATACAAAGTTATGTTCGTGTAATGCAGGTTTGATCGCTGTTAAACAACTCTCAAAACTTGCATAAGCATTTCTGAAATGTGGATTTTTTTGATCTTTCTCAGGATTATCTACCGTCTTTTGAAACTCTTGAAAATCTTCAAACCATGTTCTTTTATCTGTCATTTTGTCCTCTCAAATGTATTCTAAGTGACCCTCTCTTGTCACGTTTCACTGTCAGTTGATCGCAATAAACTTCACGCTCATTGTCACCAACCATTGCTTTCAAATCTTTCTTTGCCCTTTCAAATGATTTGTTGTGCTCGTATCCATTCACATATGTAACTGCATTATCCATAAACATATTGTCAGTGCTTGCGTCTCTTGCTACCATTTCATCAAGTGGTATCTTGTCTATTGAAATGGTCGGCATATCGTTACCCACTGGCTCTTTTCTTTCTTGAACGTGTTCCCAAAAATCAGAGACAACAGCCCACATTGATCCAAAATATTCTTTGTTTCTTTCAACACGGACAGATTGATAGTCACTATTGCCAAAGATAACTGAAAGATATGCACCATCTGCATTAGCCAATTCCATATAGAATTGTAACTGAGGCATGTAGTATTCAATTACATTACTCATTTTGTTGAATGAATTTGTGTGTTTAGCTTCAACAATATGTTTGTTCCATACTGCATCAACAGTACCTTTACACGGTATTGCTTTTATTCCTAATTTTTTCTCAATCTCAAACTGATGGTGAGTAAGACTTGTTATTCCGTGTTCTTTCTCAAACCACTTTAGATTGAACTCTTCTGTATGAATGCCAAGTTGAACAGCTAAGTTGTCACTTAAATCATCTGGTTCTTTGATGCCGCATTTCACTTGCCACAACTCATACCAGTTGCCTTGCATTATCTGGACGCAATCACTGCCCCCGATAAATCCTTTTCTTTCCATTGATTTTCTCCATCATCTTATTTCTTATTGTAGTTATAAGGCGTTGCATACTGCATTTTTGCAGTTGGTTCAACATATTTTTTAAAGTCATTCTCAGTTAGGTCAGTGTATTGTAGTAATTGTTTTTTTAACCGACCCTTCAGCCAATGCTCACCAATGTCCTCACCATTCTTAATTCTTGTTGCATTTATTCTAAGGCTGTCTGCCTGAAAACCAGTTGGATTTGAAACCTTTGGTCTATCAGTTGGGTTAAGTTGTCTGTTGACCCTTTGATCCCAAGTCATGTTCGCAGTGTATTGTTTGAACTGAGACATTACGTTACTTCCCAATACATAGCAAAGCGTTTGCCGTTCTCGTCCTGCTTCATAACTTTATCAATAATCATACCGCTATCTTTTAGATCTTTTATTCTTGCGGCTAATCTAAAACACCCATAGGAAATCAAGGCTTCCATTGGATTAATTGTTTTACCATCTTTAAGATGGGCTTTGATCAGTTTTGTTTGCGTTTCCATTACTATTCTCCATTAGTTTTTCAAACACTTCACCAGACATAATTACTAGAGTTTGCGGAGTTCCTCTCCGTCTTTTGTAGAAGGCTATGTCTCGACCCTCTAATACTTTGAATGGGCTAGGAAAGTTTGACTTGTCTCTGTACTTTACCTCTCCCACCATTTCTTGTTCACACAATTCGAGTTTAATATCTCCTGAATACTCTCCCCCCAAAGATCCACTGAGGGGTTGACGTTTGGCTTTGATACCGATTGTTCTGAGCCACTCGACAAACCATTTTTCATGATATGTTCCTTTGTTTTTATTCTTGTTTGCCATGTGTCATTCTCGTAACAATTCATACATACTATCCAATGTTTAACCATTGTTGCTTTGTATTCGTTCTTAAGTATTGCAACAAACTTAAACGTCTTTTCCTTACAACTCTGACAAATTGCAGACTTACCTTTTGACTGCTTCAATGTCGTATTCCAAAGCTTCCAACCAACACATTAACATAAAACCTGAAGGCATCCTTTGATATGCTTCCCATTTACCAACCAATGTAGGAGTGCAGCCAATCTTATCGCTTAAGTTTTCTTGGCTTAATCCCCTGTCGCGCCTTGCTTCTACTAATATCTTGACCAGACTCTCGTAGTTGTTTGGTATACTCGGTCGCTTTGTCTCTTCTGATTTGCTCATCTATAGCATATAAAA